TAGCCATCATATTTTCCAATGCCGTCTGCCGTTCCTATGTATAAAATCCCATCTTTATCGCGCTCAAAAGACTTATGCCCTGCTGACGTCCACCGAGTAACACGATATGAGTTGTTTTCAAGCCTTACCTTAAGATCAAAACAATAAACAGTTTGCTGGCTTGGAAAACAAATTAGATAAAAAGAATTTTCAGGGCTGTAAACAGATGCAAGGGGTTCTGTTTCCGCGCTAATTACCTCTATGAGTTCTGTTTTAACATTAACGCTAAGATCAGATAGCGGCAAAGACTTTTCCTGTATTGTTCTGCCTAAACTGCGGAGCCCAGAGTTAGACAAAAACAACACATCAGTTCCAATGCTTTGTATAGAGTTGCGATCAATACAGCCTACGCCAGAAACAGTGTCTGCTAAATTCATTACCGCAGGAGTGTCAGCATTTTGGTAAACCAAGGTGCTATGCTCCCCAAAAATAACAAGCAAATTATTGTGAGTTGCTAAACCAACAACAACATCATGCCCATCAGGCCATGCCTTAGATACATTGATTGAGCCGCTAGAACCGCCAGTAAAATTAACGCCATCTAAAAGGTCAGACCAATAAACAGTCTGAGACTCAGAGGCATTGTCAGTTATCCATAAGCGCCCAAACGAAGCTATTGCCTCATTGCACTTCAATGTGGCCGATGTTGTTGTGCTGGTAACCGTACCAAACGCTCTTAAGCCCGTTGCATTGTCATAAACGAGAGGGTCAAAGCCTCTCTGAAAAAAATATGCCTTGTTGTTAAAGCTAACAATCTTCCAGTTATTAGCATTAATCGTGTATGAGCCTGGAGTCGCGTCAACCAGAGTTGTTGTGCCGGTCATTATCTTATTATTGCCAGTACTAAAAATTACCTCATTGCTAGATTCGTCATAAAAATGATGTATTTTTTGTATGTGGTCAGACCCTAAAACTGTTTTATCTGTTGTAATAACATTTATGCCCTTCCGTGACGCAATTCGCCCACGTTTATCAATTACAGCATTGTCTGCAACATCTGCAAATGACGGATCCTGTGCTAATGGAGAGTCTTCTGTATTAACTCCCTTAAAGCCTGGGGCAATTAAGTCAATGCTTTGTAATGGCTGGGCCATAACTAATCCTATGGTGTATAAAAAATTGTTTCTTCAGGGTGTTTTTGCGCATCTAGCGCAACAGCATCAGACAGGTATTTATCTGCAATAGAAAAGTATTCGGCTGTTGATGTTCCTCCTGTTTCACCCCGCTCTCTAGCTAACAATGCAACCGCTAAATGAATGACAGGCTGGCTAGGAATTGCAAGAGTGTCAGTGTCGCTACTCAACGCTGTCTTGCGTATAACAATCCTAGATTTTAACGAGTACACGCCATCTGGCTTGGGATAAATATCAATTTGCGTGTCACCGTTTGTGTCAACTCCATTGTATGTGTAGTACTCGGGCGCGCCTGATGCTGGGGTTTGCACCAAAAACTTATCATCAAACCAGTTTTGAGTTTGATATTCCATTCTCAAATTAGAAGTGTCGTTGATTATATTTAACACCTTTCCTTTGTCGCCGCTTCCCGTCAATGAATAAGTAAAGTCGCCAGATGACGTTGTGATCGTTAACGGCGAGCCTGACGTGGTTCTTAGCGCAGACCAGTCCCATGCCGACTCAACAATCTCTTTAGCGTCATTTACAAAGTCACCCACCATTGTGCTGTAAGTATCGTTTGTAACTGTAGAAACGGTGTCTTCTCGCAACCGCCTTAATACATTATTAACTAAATTTAAATATGTCATGTAAACATTCCGCCAGAATTTCGCCTAATAACGTCGTCAAGAATTTCTCCTGAACTCATATTTTCCAGCTTAGCAACGTAATCTTCATTGAACACATTAAGATCTTGCATTTCTGGAACTTCAAAATTTAATCGATAGTCAAAGTTAGTAGCTTTTGGCGCAGAAAACGAACCCCCAGAGTCTCCTCCGCCATCTTTGCCTCCAAAGCCAGCTGCTAATGCCTCCATTAAATCATCTTCCCCGCCAGGATCTTTGTTTGTATTTTCGGGATCTTTTGTCCCAATAGTATCAAGCGCAGGCTCTGGATCTTTTGTTGCTATTTCTTCGTCTGCATCTTCTCCGCCTTCTTTATCATCCCCAGCGCCTAACTCTGGCTCTTTTTCTTTTGACTCCGGTTCAGAATCCTTGCCATTGATTATTTCGTAAACCGTTTCAGCATCTTTTATAGGATTAGCAGCAGCTTCTTCTTGAGTTTCCCCGTCCTTGTCTTCATTAAGGTCTTCGTCACCTTCTCCATCCTTTGTTGCTGGATCTTGGGTTTCGCCAGGATCTTTATTTCCAATCAGGTCTTGATAAGTTTCGGCATCCTTAACGGGATTGTTTAATATTTCAGCTTCTGTTTCACCGTCCTTATTATCAGGGTTGGTGTCTTCAGTTTCGCCATCTTTTACTTCTGGGCTATCTGTTTCTTGCTCTCCATCCTTTCCATCAATAACGTCAGCACCAGTTTCTCCATCTTTAGTCGGATTGTTTTCTCTTTCTTCTTGGCTTTCCCCGTCTTTAACTGGATTGTTTTCTCTTTCTTCTTGAGTTTCGCCGTCTTGCCCACCGTCTTTGTTATCAAAAATAATATCAATAATGTCTTGGAAAAACCCCTCAGAGTCTTTATCGGCAATATCTTCGTCTTCAGACTCTCCGTCTTTTGTGTCAGGATCTACGTCCTCTGACTCGCCATCACCGTCGTCATCACCGTCACCATCATCACCATCATCACCATCTTTTGTATCAGGATCTACGTCTTCTGTTTCTCCATCCTTAGTAGTGTCTGCAAAAGCGGTGTCTTCTGCGTCTTTATCAATGCCTGCATTATTTGCAACATTTTCGGCTGTATCTTTTTCTAGCTGCTCAGCTGCGTCGTCATCTTTATCTTTTTCTGCTTGTTCATCGCCTTCTTTTTGCGCATCTTCAGCATCAGTATCTTTTTGTTGTTGCTCAGCATTGTCTTTTTCGGTTTGCTCCCCTTCTTTTTCTGCCGACTCAGCATCTTTCCCGTTTTGTTCTGAATCTTTTTCTTGCTGTTCAGCAGCAGCATCTTTATCTGCTTCAGCATCCTTATCTTTTTCAGCAGACTCATCAGCATCTTTATCTTTTTCTGTTTCTTCTTGAGCGTCCTTATCTTTTTCAGATGACTCTTGGTTTTTATCTTCGTTTTCAGAATCCTTTTCGGCGCTTTCTTGGTCTTTTTCTTGTTGCTCTGCTACAGCGTCTTTTTCCTGTTGTTCTGCATCATCATCTTTACGCTGTTGCTCAGAATCTTTTTCATCCTGCTCAGCCTGATCTTTGTCAGACTGCTCTTGATCTTTTTCCTGCTGTTCGGCTTGTTGTTCTTTGCCGTCCTTTTCGCCTTCTTCGGCGTCTTTTTCTTTCTGTTCTGCTACAGTATCTTTTTCGTCCTGTTCAGCATCCTTGCTAGACTGTTCTGCATCTTTTTGATTTTGTTCTGCTACATCTTTTTCTTTCTTTTCTGCCTGGGAATCCTTATCCGCCTGCTCAGAATCCTTGCCTTCTTGCTCCGCGTCCTTTTGATCTTGCTCAGCTTGATCTTTACTTTGCTGTTCAGAATCCGCATCTTTTGCGGCCTGCTCAGCGTCTTTGTCTTTTTGTTCAGCAGAATCCTTTGCTTGCTGCTCAGCCTGCTCGTCTTTTAATTGTTGCTCTGCATCCTTTTGGTCTTCTTCTGCGTCCTTTGTTTCGGTTTCAGCGTCCTTGTCTTTTTCGGCATCTTCTGCATCTTTTTGTTTTTCTTCTGCAGCGTCTTTGTTTGATTGCTCAGTGTCCTTGTCAGCTTGCTCGGCGTCTTTATCAGCTTTTTCAGCCGCATCCTTTTCTGACTGCTCAGCTTGATCTTTACCGTTTTGCTCGGCTGTGTCTTTTTCTGCTTGCTCAGCATCGTCTTTTTGTTGTTGTTCGGCGTCATCTTTTTGCTGTTGTTCGGCCTGATCCTTTTCTAACTGTTCTGCAGAATCCTTGTCAGACTGCTCTGCAGCATCCTTGTCAGATTGCTCTGAATCTTTATCCGCCCGCTCCGCCTGATCTTTATCTTCTTGCTCTGCAGCATCCTTGTCTGCATTTTCAGATTCTTTATCAGACCGCTCAGATTCTTTATCAGACCGCTCAGAATCTTTTTTGTCTTGCTCAGCGTCGTCCTTTTGATCTTGCTCCGCATTATCCTTTGCAGTATTTTCAATTTCCTTGCTGAATTGCTCGGCATCCTTTGCTTCTTGCTCGACATCATTATCTTTAACTTTTTGCTCAGAATCTTTTTCTTGTTCTTCTGCGTCCTTGTCTTTTTCTGACTCTGTATCTTTTGCCTCACGCTCTGCATCTTTGTCTTTTTCGTCTTCAGCAAAATCTTTTTCTTGTTGTTCTGAGTCTTTTGTAGCTATTTCTGCGTCTTTATCTATTTCAGAATCTTTGTCTTTTTCTGTTTCGGCTTGATCTTTTTCTAGCTGCTCTGCTGAATCATCGTCAGTAGTGTCATCATCTACATCAGAATCTTTCTGATCTTGTTCTGCATCCTTGTCATTTTGCTCTGCTTCATGAAGCTTTAGTATTGCTGCATAACGCTCAATTAACTGTATTCTGCTTAAGCCTTGAGTATTAAAAGTTGAAAAACCTGGAGCAACGCCAAGATCAATAAGATCGCGAAGCATTTTGTCAGCTGCTCGCTTGTAATGCAGATCATCTTCAAGTTCTTTTATTGCCTCCTCTGAGCTGTTTCCGCCATCAAACAATCCCATGACTACTTACCACCCTTTAGCTTCATGAGCTTGTCAGCACCACGGATTCCAAATGACGCAGATACTGCAAGAAACAATAAATACTGATACCAATCTGGAAGAGTATCCAAAGCAGAAAAGCTGTCATGAACCCTATCAACAATAAGAGGGTCGTCAGCAATGATGCTCCAACCAAGAGCAAATAATGGCACTGCAAGAACAATTGTCCAAAACTCATCCTTCCAGCTAGACGCAGATGCGTCAGCCATTTTGCTTTCCCAATCTGCACCATTCTGTATAACCTGCATCTTAGCCTCATGCTTGGCTTGAGACTGTTGCTGTTTGTTGCCTAGCCATGCTTTAGCTAAACCGGCAACTGGGCCTATCAATGCTTGCAACATACATTACCTCATCAGGTAAACAATGAGTGAAGCGCCGGTTGTTATTGAAATCCAAAACATCCTTTCACCAAATCGCAAAGAATTTGAGTTAGTTAGTACATTATTGGTCAGGTCTTTAATATCCTCTGTATGACCATCAATTTGTTTTTCATGCCGCTCAAGCCGCTTAAATATAGATAGCAGTCTTTCCTCAATGCGAGCAAAATTAGCCACTGTATCTGAAAGCTTGTCTAGCTTGTCTTCTATTCTTTCAAGTCTTTGCTCAGTCACCGCTGTAAGCCTCTCCGCCATTACACTGATCTTGCCACTGAAGTTCCTCAAATGACAAAATGCCGGTTGGCTCGTAGTAATCGCACATGTCATATACGCCGTCATTGGTAACATCGCACACTTGCTGCCATGCAATCATGTCGAAAGTTAATCCCTCTGACCAAGGAATATAGCTTTCACACCACTGCGCGCTGCCTATAACGCCAACGCCGCCTGTTTCAACATACACATGATCTTTCTTTGTATTTGGTAGTGTTAAATGGAAAAGAATATCGCCTCGACTGTAGGCTTTTGTGTAATAAAGCTTAGAATAATGACTAACATACACCTTTTCATTATCTTGAACCGTGTATTGACTGCCATCATCGTACAAAATAACGGTTTGTGCTGACGCAAACATAACAAACAACGCAATAGAACAAGCAAAAATAGACTTCATAACGCTCCCCGAATAACTAAAACAGTTCCATAAACAATTGACCCACAAATTCCCAGGCCAATAATAAGTGCTGATACATCAAGCATACGCCTTTGCTTTCTTCTCTGCCTGTAAATAACTTTTTCTCTTCTGGCTCTTATTTCCCGCCGCATTCGCATCATTTCTTTATATGTTTCATCGCCATAAGACCAAATGATTAGCTCTCTTACATGCTTTTCTTGCTCTTCAATTTTCTTTTTGGCTATTACGCTATTTAACGCCTGCTGCTCTACAGTGT